GCGCCGCGCAGAGCTGGAGGCAGACATAGCCCCGCCAATAAAGAACGTGGACGGAATGCCGCATTCACAAACGAACAAGGTAACAAACCCGACGCAGGACAAAGCAATAAAGCTCGCGCAGGCTGCAAAGATCATTGATGGGAAGATAAACGAAATACAAATCACAATCGCCGAAATCGAAACGTTTATTCTATCGATTGACGACCCGTTTATCCGGCAAATCATCGAGTATCGATGCGTTTATTGTATGTCGTGGGATATGGTGGCGCGGCAGATCGGGAACAATTGCAAGGCCGAAACAATAAGACAAGCATATCATCGTTTTATCAAAACACTTGAACGGAAAAATAAAACATGATACAAAATAGTTGGTTCCATTGACATAACCCTCAATGTGAAGTAGTACAAAACCCCATAGGTTAAAACGGCGCGCCAACCCCGCGCCGTTTTGCTTTATCAAAATATAAACAACAAACCGACATAGAGGCAGCAGCGTTAAAGAACCCGCACCCATACGGAACGGAAACAAACACGGATAGAGGCAGCAGGCTTAAAAAATAAATTTGTCACAAATGTCACACGGTAATGTGATAATATATATTGTGAGAAGAACGGACGACGCAAGGAAGGGCGCGTTCGTTCTTTTTATGTTCTTTAATCCTCTTTTGGGAATAGGGGCGCCGCACGGTTGCCCCGCTCTCAAAAGGCCGAGGGGGTTTAAAAATGGCGAATACCCTTAAACAAAAACGCCCCGACCAACAAGGCACCCACCGCACGGCGTTTGAAAAGAATAAAAAGAAAATATATGCAACGCAAACGATTTGCGGAATATGCGGAAAACCCGTCGATTTCTCTTTACGTTTTCCGGCACCGCTCGCGCCCTGCATCGATCACATAGTGCCAATTGCAAAAGGCGGCCACCCGTCCGACATAAACAACCTCCAGCTCGCACACGTTTGCTGCAATCAAAAGAAAAAAGATAAATTACCGAAAGAAAATAGTAAACCGGCGGTTATAGGTTTTAGAAATCTCCCTCAATCGCTCGATTGGAGCGCATACGGGGGGAGGTAGCCCCCGACGCGGGGTCAATGTGATACTTCCCGCCGTACTACGAAAATATCTCGCAGATAAAATCCACATATCCACATAATGAAAGGTTATCAACATGGAATATTTAGGCGTTGAATATCTCCGCAAGAAGTTAATCGACAAATCAAAGCGCGTTCGCGTTAGATACGACTATTACGAAATGAAAAACATAAAGCTCGACCCCTCGCCGGCAATCCCGCCCCGTTTAAAAGAGGCGTATGCGTCGGTTTTGGGCTGGTGCGGAACGGCGGTTGATTCCCTCGCAGATCGTTTAATATTTGAGGGGTTTGTCGATTCGTCTGACGTCCTTAATTTTAACGAGATTTTCAAGCGTAACAACCCCGACGTTATGCCGAGCGCTGCAATGCTTGACGCGCTCATCGGATCATGCTCGTTTATTTATATTTCGCCCGATGAGGACAATTTCCCCCGCCTCCAGGCATTAACGGCCGACAACGCAACGGGCGTTATTGACCCGATAACAAACATGATGACAGAGGGCTATGCGGTACTTGAACGCGACAAAAAAGGCCGCCCCGTTACCGAGGCGTATTTTGCCGGAGGAACAACGCAAATCATAACCCCCGAGGAAGAATATTATATTGAAAGCAACGCGCCGTATTGTTTACTCGTTCCGATAATCAATCGCCCCGATGCTAAAAGGCTTTTCGGTCATTCGGTTATTAGTCGCGCTTGCATGAAGTTAACCGACGGCGCCCGCAATACTTTAACCCGTTCCGAGATCACGGCGGAGTTTTATTCATTCCCTCAAAAGTATGTAACGGGATTATCGCAGGACGCCGAACCGTTAGATACATGGAAGGCTACAATGTCGGCAATGTTACAGTTTACGAAAGACGAGGACGGCGACCATCCTATAATGGGGCAATTCCAGGCGGCATCAATGACGCCTCACATCGAACAGTTTAAAGCGTATGCCGGAGCGTTCGCAGGCGAAACCGCTTTAACGCTTGACGATTTAGGAATAGTTACAAGCAATCCGACCTCGTCCGACGCGATCAAGGCAGCGCACGAGCGCATGAGGCTAAAAGCTCGCGCCGCTCAAAGGGCATTCGGCACGGCCTTTAAAAACGTCGGCTTTTTGGCCGCTTGCCTGCGCGACAACCAGGATTATAAACGCGAGATCATGGCGGACGTTAAAACCGTATGGGCGCCCATTTTCGAGCCAGATGCGGCAGCGCTCGGCGGTATCGGCGACGCGCTTTATAAATTGCAGCAGAGTTTTCCCGAGCTACTCACAGACGACGCTATACACGGATTAACGGGGCTTTAATCTATGAGTGATTTATCGCAGGACTTAATCGAAAAGATTACAAAAACGTTTAATAGAAGTGTTGACAATAACAACGTTATTAAACGCATATCGACAAAGATAGACAAAGGAACGGCCACGATCGCAGACGCGGATAGATACGCGGAAGAAATCGGCCGTTCTTTATCGTATGCCCTTAATTTGTGGCTTAATGGTTCAACACTCCCCGACGGGCGTTTTTATTACAACATCGCAAACGATGTCATGCGCGCCGTTTTGGGCGAGGATTACGCAAAGATCGCCAGCGCATCGGATAAGATTTTTAAAATCATAAACGATAATGCGGGCATCGGCTTAAAAGTCGTAACGCCGGAATTAAACACCGACCGCGTCGAGGGTTTAATCGATGCGTTATCGGACGCGCCACAATTTGACGACGTTAAACATCTCGTCGGCGAGCCCATCGTAAATTTTTCACAAGCGATTGTTGATGATTACGTCCACGACAACGCAGGCCGCGCAAATAAGGCGGGATTAAGGCCAACAATAACGCGCCGCGTAATGGCGTCTTGTTGTCCCTGGTGCGAGGCACTATCGGGCACATATGATTACGAGGACGCCCCCGACGATATTTATAAACGGCATGAGTATTGTCGTTGCGTCGTTGAATATCACCCCGACGCGGGGCGCGATAAACAAAATGTTTGGACTAAAAAATGGTCTTAACATAGAAAGGCGGGATTTATGGCAAAAAAACAAGGTTGCCAAAATCCCACGAACGCCGTTATTTTACCCTACAAAAAATCGTTGGGTAAAAAGGCGGTTGACCTATACAACGCAACGGGGCAAAAGCTCCTAAAATGGCAGGCGTCATTACTCCGCCATATTTTGGCGATTGATGACAAAAAATTATGGGTTCATGTAAAAGTCGGTTATTCAATACCACGCCGAAACGGAAAAAACGAGGTTGCGGCCGCGCGTGAGCTTTATGGCATCATGAACGGCGAAAAGATACTACACACGGCGCACCGTACTACAACATCGAGCGCCGCGTCGTTAAGACTTGTTAATCTGTTAAAGGGTTTAGGATGGGAAGAAGTGCAGCGCGTTTCTAACAAAGAGGCGTATTCAAAGCATTACACCTATTCCAAGCAATTTGGACTTGAACGAATAACGCTCCTCGATGGTTCCGGCGGTCGTTGCGATTTCCGAACCCGTTCAAGCAAGGGCGGCCTCGGTGAAGGATTCGACACGCTAATCATTGACGAGGCGCAGGAATACACCGACGACCAATCAACATCGTTAAAGTATGTCGTTTCCGATTCCAAAAACCCCCAAATAATCATGCTCGGAACGCCGCCGACGGCGGTATCGTCCGGCACAGTTTTTACAAAGTACCGCGAGGACACGTTAGCGGGAAAGACAAAAAATTGTATGTGGGCGGATTGGGGCATCGACGAGCAGACCGACCCGAACAATAAAACGGCCTGGTATATTGCCAACCCATCGCTCGGCACTATCTTAACGGAGCGTAAGATCGAGGCCGAGATCGACGACGACGTTATCGATTTCAACATCCAGCGTTTAGGATTATGGATCAAGTACAATCAGAAGTCCGCAATTTCCTCGAACGAATGGAACGCGTTAAAGGTTGAAACGCTGCCGGCATTTACGGGCGGGTTATCCGTCGGCATCAAGTACGGCGCGGACGGTTCAAACGTTGCCATGTCGATTGCGGTTAAAACGGTTGACGGCGATATATTCGTCGAGGCTATCGATTGCAAATCGGTTCGCATGGGCACGGATTGGATTGTCACATGGTTAAAGCGGGCTAAAGAAGTTGACCGCGTTATCGTGGACGGCGCCAGCGGCCAACAGATATTAACCGACGCAATGAAGGATGCAAAGCTCAAAGAGCCCATTATCCCGAAAGTCGGGGAAATAATCAACGCTAATGCCATTTTTGAGCAGGCCATCTATTTAAAAACGTTGCATCATAACGGCCAACCGTCACTCGCATTAGTTGCAAGCAATTGCGACAAGCGAAACATCGGGAGCAATGGCGGATTCGGGTATAAAGCATTAAAGCCCGACGTCGATATAGCGCTCCTCGATTCGGTCATCCTCGCAC